CAACCCCGAATTGATAACCATCAGGCAAATCAACATTTGACATCTTTTGATGTCCAAAGTCCTCAACCTCAATTGTGATGCCATGTTCAGCTGCTAGCGTTTCACATATCTGTTTAGTAGTCATGTCTTAATTATACTCTTGACACATTTTGCAAATCAATAATTGTTGAGATCATAGGCTGCGACACTCCAATGAATTAATTAACTTGACAGTATAAATCACTATAAATTCAATCAATAATTCTTATGCTTCAACCAATAAGCCCATGCCAAACATGGTGTTTTGTGCCTGTGTTTGATGTATTTGATACCCCACTCAACCTGGGTGAATCCATCCATGTGTTTGAGTTTCTTATTCTTTAACTGTGGAATGCCATAAGCCCCACCTGACTTATTGTGTGCAGCTGTATTCCAGTTTGATTCTTTAACCCATAATTTATCCAGGCATTGAAATTCTTTATAATCAACAATGAGAGTGTGTGCATATAACTTGAACATATCTGCATTTGTTAAAGACCAACTATTTTGCATAGATGTAACCTGCATAAGGATTACACATAGTGCGCCCGTTAGTGAGCCACGCATTGAGCCATATAGCCTCGCGGCTCTATGCGCGGATGGTGAGCGTATCCAGGGTGTCAATAGATGAGTCAAATGAGTCATGGGATTATTTGGCAAAACCGCAGGTCACACTGCATGAAATCATCATCTCAATATGTGAGATATTCCTATGATTCTGATGATTCATCATTTCCTACAAAGTGAACACGCATTTGCCCACAACCTGTGCATTCCATTGTGGACAACCCAGGTGGCAATGTGTCACCCACAACCCTGGGAATCCACTCAGTTTTGCAGCTCTTATATTTGCCACCTTTTGCATTGAGTATGGCAACGCACATTTGGCAATCAAACATTGGCAATTCCTCAAATCCTGACATTGGCATAATTACTCCTTAATAGGCTTTCAATAGGTTGCAGATTGATTTGGCTAACCCACCATGAATCAGCCTTGTTGTTGCGGTATCGGGGTCGTCTAGCCACAACAACGGGCATCCAGCCCACCACAAAGAGATCAGGGCATTCTCCCACAACCAACACTGCGACATCAGATTCGCGATCTTTAGGATAGACAATCAAATGACCGCCATGCCAACCTGTGTGTTTAACCTCTATGTTTTCCAGGATGTCAGCCTGTGATTTAAAGGTGTTGATTGTGGGTTTAAAGTCTGTGATGCCCAGGGCTTTAGCAACTGCTAATTCAGCCGCTGCCCCATTTGATGCCATCAGTATGTCATTAAAATAATTATTCGCAGTTTTTCTCTCAAAGGTGTTTTTCATGTTGCGTTCCTTTGAATACTGGGTGCGCTGCAAACCAACCTGTGCTGACATAATTTCATCAGCACTGGTCAATTGTATTTTCATCATCTAACTATGTGCCTGAGATAGCAACTACGGCAAAGGATAAACCGATCATCAACAATCTTGATCATGTCAATGCGGTTATGTGGCTCAAAACAATAATCACATGTTTGAGCCTGTTTATCATTTAAAACCTCACCATCAGCGGTGATGTGTCCAGTCACGCCATTGCGTGTAAATGATATGCCGCCCATGTCAATTCCAAATTGGCTTGCATTGGGAATCCCGATTTGTAGATGAGCAGACCCATCCGCTATATGGTTTGTTCGTTTTTGGCGACACCCCCATTTTTGAAAGCATGTGCCCATGAGAGCATTGCGGTGCTTCATTGGGTGCAGTGCCAGTTGCAACCTGATCAATGACCCCACTTATTGTTTGTGCAATTAATGCTGGTTCATCAATGGGTGCAGTCCATGACACCCTGGACATTTCCTCAGCGGATGGGCGCGCTATGCCTTCACTGAATTTGCTAATGCCACCTGAATGTAACGCTCTGCCAATTGCGCTCGTAATTCCATTCTCTGCGGGAAAGCGGTTGTTGTTTGTCCTTATTTCCTCTGCATAGTCAGTTGCAAATGGAAATTGATCTGTGATCTCTTTGTAAAGATCACATTGGGCAATGTAGCGTGTGCCATCCTGATGGATCAGTTGCGTGGAAATGCGCCCGTTTGGGTATTTGATCCAAAACTTTTCTATTCTCTCCGCTGTTGTTTCATAGTTTTCAAGCACCATTAGAAATCCGATTTACTATGTTGCGGCTGACTGCAATGCCCCTGGCAAAACCCCTGCGACTGCCAGCGGTATCACCACGCTTGATGCCTACTTTAAATCCTATTAGCAGCCCTGTTGCTACCCCTAGAATGCCTGTTAAGGCGTTAATTGTGTTCATTGTGTATCTCCCGAATCTGCCGCCCAATTTGGGGGCTTCAGATCAGTATGACACCGCTATCTGACAACTGGCAACGACCAACACGCCAATGAGCCTATTTACTGCTCAGTATTTCAAAAATGGAATCCACGCGTGCGCTCAACGATCTAATTTCATCACGCAGGCTTTTTCCACTATTCGGCAAAAGTTCAATCATGATTGATTTTGTCACTACTTTGATGACTGAATAGATTGCAGATAGCAGGGCAATTGCGCACCCAATAACCGCAACCCATTCAGTCGTTGTCATTTATTTAGAGCCAATTCCAAATTCTTTGTCATCACTATTGACCCAGCGCAAAACAACTGGAACAACCGCTGCGACCCCACCCATCAACATTTGTTGGAATGTGCCACCTGCCATGTAAACCGCTAATGCAGCCGCTAAATAACTGCGACCCCATGAAGCCAACATTGCTTTTGTCTTTTTCATTTCAACCTGCTTTCCCTATCTTTAGTTTTCCAATCAACTCAGCACATTTGGCTGGATTGAGAGAAACCTCAAAATGCATTTCATCTTTTCTGTGTGTGTAATCCCCACCCCACTTTAACCCATACTTTTTGCATAATGCCTGAATTAAGACTGTTTGCATGGGTGTGAATGTCGCGGCATGACCCAATGGGTGCTTTGTGGCATTTAAATCAATGGCAGTGCCTGATGAATGATTGCTCAATTTGTCTGATGAACCTCTTATGTTGCGGTAGCAAAAACCCCAATCATCATTTATGCCAACATCAATGGGTTCAATATGTTGATGAAATTCTGCCGCAAATGTAACCAGTAATGGTGCAACGGCAGCCGCGCACCTTAGTTTGATCTTTGTGCCAGGCACTGGGTATGAGCCAATGCCAATGGCAGTTGGATCAATTGATGCAACCCATCCGTTATGGGATAGGTTCGTCATGTTCTGCATTTGTGCAATCCCATTTGGCAGTTTCTACATTTAACACCGCTTGATCATGGCATTTAAGTGGCATAAATAAATCATGCTCATTGCAATAAATTAAACCTATCCCGTAATTACCTCTAAAATTGTTATTGTATGATGTCTGAATCCAATCATCATTTGTGCCATAAAGATCATTTAAAAACTTTTTGCCACTCTCTTGTTCATTATTAGGATTAAGCGCAGCATTATTTACCACAACGCAAATGAATGCGACATTATTCTCATCTAACTTTACAAAGTGTGCCATTATATTGTGATGCTTCCTGTGCCTGTAAATGTATAATATGTGTATCCACCAGTTACAACGCGTGTTGGTGATCCTGTTGTTGCTGTTGCTGTATAAGTTCCTGATGTTCTTAAAATTACAATACCTGAGCCACCATTTCCACTTGAACCCGCACCCGCGCCGCCACCTGTGTTTGCTAAACCAGAATAACCACTTCCATTTGCACTACCACCACCGCCATCTGATGCAACGCCTGTGTCACCAGTTCCCCAACCACCACCGCCTGATGCGTAATAACCATTTTCACCTGTTGATGTTGCAGATGCCCAACTGGAAAATGTATTTGATCCTGCGCCACCATTTCCGTTACTTGGGTTGCCATTAGTTCCAATACCACCCGCGCCGCCTCCGCCCGCGCCGCCCGCGCCACTTGTTACTAAACCGCCATCAAAACCTTGACCTGATGTGGCAACACCGCCATTTGCAGTTCCTCCACTTTGTCTTGAACCACCACCTCCTGAACCACCATTTCCGCCATTATATGCAGTTCCACTTATCACATTACCAGCACCATATCCTCCACCCACCGCCGCCGTTAATGTTCCAAATTGTGAATTGACACCTTGTGTTCCTGAACCATAAGGTGGTGCTAAGGCTGGAGTTGTTCCACCTCCGCCTATTGTAACTGTGTATGTATTTCCAGAAATTAATGTTTCAGAAGGTAAAGAAACAAGCCCGCCCGCTCCGCCGCCGCCTCCATAAAAAACACCCGCTCCGCCGCCTCCCGCAATAATTAAAAGGTCAGCAACTAAAGGTGCGCTTTTTTTTGATGATGCAATTATTCCTAAAATACTCATCAAGACAAATCGCCAACAATCGTGAAAACATTTGATGCGGTGCAAATAATGCTTGCTGCTGAGTAACGCGCCCTCAAAATTGGCGCACTTGCTGATGCACCTGTTGATGTAATGGTTACACCCCCGCCTGAAATAGTAGTCAAGCCAACACCAATTGATTGAACATTTATGATGTCACCTGCACTGAAAATTGATGCTGGAATTGTTATAACAACGGCTGATGCATTTGATGATGTAACCAATTTATTTAAATCCGCTGCAACCAATGTGTAGGTTGTGCCAGTTTGTGCATTAAATTCTGTTTTCAATCTAAGATCGGCAGTGCCGCTAGTAACGCCACCACTCAAACCTGATGACACCCCAGTTGTAATGCCTGTTATATCTCCCGCAGTCGGTGCTGTCCATGTAAAATCTAAATCTGTATTTGATGTTTTGCTCAAAACTTGTCCAGTTGTGCCACCTAATAAATCAACAAAATCAGTATCAACTGCCTGACCAAAAACCTCAAAGTCGGCTGGTAGGTTAGTCACCAAATCGGTTGGCTCAGGCATTTGCCAGCCAAAATTGCTGGTTGGATTTGTCATGTCATTTCTCCTTTATGCAACAATTGTTGCGTTTTCCCAATCTAAAGTTGGGCTGATTGTATTCCATGCTTCAACCATAGGCACATCATTCCAACGCATGGCGTTTAATGAATATGCAAGCGGTGACAATAATGGCGTGATTGATACCTGGTTATATGCCGCCCGCCATGTCCAGCCCTCAACAAAACCTGGGAATGACCCAGCCACCATGTTAAGCGGCAGGTTAGCAATAAAGACTGGCATCCCCATAAATATCCCAATCAGGGCATCCCTGTCTGAATCACTAATTTCAGGGTTGGTCAATTCATAAGTAATAGAATTAAAATTTGCCTGTGGATTTGCTCTCAGGGCAATGTAGAAATCAACCTGATCCTCGGCATCTGCTTGATGTTTGATTGTGGTGGTAATAATTTGTGCAAGCGTTCCATAAGTTGAAATGGATGCCACATCCGATTCTGACACTTCACTTGTAGAGTTTTGCCCAAATTTAATGGTAATTGAATTGCGCACATCACCTGCCCTGGTTTGAATTTTAAGTGAATTTGCCAATGCTTCATTTGCACTTAAATCCACATAACCATTGAGTGCCAAATAAGTTGTGCGGTGGGTGCTGTCTGCATAACTGATTAAACCTGATCCATCCTCATATAAATATCCTAGCCCTGATGTTGCCAATGCTGCTACCAATGAATAAACATCAGTTCGGCTTGATGACCTTTGTGCTAGTTCATAATTTCCAGGTTGATCAATTTCACCCAATCCAGTGTTCAACGCATTTGCCCATGTAGTCGCAGGGTTAAATGCCGCCCATGTTTCAGCCGCTGGAACTGATTGCCATTGGGCAAATAAAACATTCTTTAAAATGTTATAAATTTGATTTCCATCAAAATCCTGCGCCAGCACACCATTGGTCAATGCTTTTGGCAACCTGGCGAGCGCACCCAGGGCAATAATTGTGACTGTTTGGGCATAGGCAATTCCACCTGCATCACTGACTGACACCGCAACATCAACAATTGAGCCGCCAAATATCGGCACAAATGCAGCGGTTGAATCCTGAATCTCAACTGTAATTGATTGATTAATTTCAGCCAGGATTGCAGATTGATCCAGGTTAATCAATTGTAAATTTATGTAACCCGCTTGGGCTTGCTCATAGATATTGGTTCGCCCTGATGTAATGGTGAGATTGGATAGAATTGCATTGGTGTAATCAATGCCATTGATTTTAATTTGCCAAACTGGATTCCAAACACTCATTAGTCACCCCTGATAAAGTTGTTTGCACCGCCTGTGCCGCGATAATTTGAATTATTCATAACATCCACAAATGCGCGGGCTGTGGCTTCGGGATCACCTGCAACGCCAATGTTTACTGTAACGGGTGCTTGTCCAAATGGTGTGCCAACAAATCCTGATCCATTGCCCCCAGCCTGACCAAACGGGGTGAAATTGGTTGGAACTATTGGTGGCATTGTCATTGTTACACCACCAACTGTTTTTGAA